CAAAAGCTTCTAACGGAGGGCCGCTAGCTGATTGCAAAGTTGATGCCCGCAGGCGTCGTGAATGGGCAACGGATGTGATGCGCGAAATGCTTAGGGAAAACGAAGTTGGAGAAAGCCCTCTTGGTAGATTTATTGACGAAATGATGAAGAGGGCCGCCGATCACGGAAGCGCTGTGCTAATTTGGAATCGAAAGTGCGGTCGAATCGTGAAGGAGCAACCATGAGTGAATTATTGAGATGCCCTGGCTGTGGTTGTTCTTACGAAGTGACGGCTTCCCATGTGATGCATGATCTTCGCGTCTGCCTTTCCTGCCAAAATGGCACGTCTCTTGGCAGGATAGTAAGAGAGGAGTGCAACTCGTTTGATTTGAACACACGTCTGCGGCTCCAAGAGGAAGGGATGCGGATGGTGCTGAACTCGGATCAGCGGCCGAAGCGTGGGTTTTGGGCTCCAGGCGGCTACTACAACAAATGCACCATCTGCGGCAATCTATTCATTGGGGACAAGCGTGCGCTGTGGTGCTCTCCTTGCGCCTACAACACATGCCACTGGCAGGCGGACAGATGCTCCGAAACAGGGCGCCACTTTTTTAGGCTTGAGTGCAATGGGTCGGAAATGTGGGAATTACCCAGTGAGAAGAAATGCCCGGACTGCGGAAAGAGCGTTTTGACAATATGAGAACAAAAACACTGGTTGGATTGATTTTGCTTTGCTGGGTTTCGTTGACCATGTTCTGGATGGCGGCTTTGGCAGTGTTGGCGGCGCCATTGTCTCAGAAGGGGCGGGTGAAGCTGGCGTTTGATCCTGTTCCTGGGAATCCAAAGGGGACCTATCACGTCATCTATGGGTCTACCAACCCAGTCCACATGGTTGGGACGAACAAGATCTTTGCGCCGGTAAAAGTGATGATGATCACGACCAATGTCGTGGCGCTCTCCAACCTTTACACCACTACATGGTATTTCTTTGTGGAGGCCCGATTCTCCAATCAGGTGTCTCTGCCATCTCCGGTCCTCCAGGTCTGGTTGTTGGAGCCGGTCAAAGGGATGGTGGTGAAGGAGCAATATCCATCTACTTACAAGATCCCGGCCCCCGTAGAATAGATCTATTATGAAGTTGACGGAAACGCAAGTGTTGGCCTCCCTGGTCCGGGAGTCTTTCTATGATTTTGTTTTGGAGTTCTGGAGCACGATCATCGCTGATCCACCTCAGCTCAATTGGCATGTCCGTTTGATGTGTGACGAGTTGCAGGAGGCTGCTGAACGAGTCTTCAAGAATCAGCCCCGCAAACATGACATTCTGATTAACGTCCCGCCCGGGTCTACCAAGTCCACCATTTGCAGTCAGATGTTTCCGGCCTGGGTGTGGACACGCATGCCGTCCGCTAAATTCATTTGTGTGTCTTACGCCCATCAAGTGGCGCTCAAGGACTCGTTGAAGACCCGTGACATTGTGGAGAGCGAACTTTACCAAAAATGCTTTCCAGAGGTTCGCTTGCGTGCGGACGAGAACATGAAGCCGCTTTTCTCGAACACACGGAAAGGATTTCGTTTGTCGGCGGGCATTGGGGGCGCCGTCACTGGATACCACGGACATTTTCTGATCATTGACGATCCGATCAATCCACAAGAGGCGTCTTCGGATGCTGAACTTCGATCGGTGAACCAGTGGATGGAGGGGACCATTCCGTCCCGAAGAATTAACAAGCAGGTTGCTGTCACAATATTGATTCAGCAACGTTTGCACCAAGCCGATCCTTCGGGTGAGATGTTGAGCAGAACGAAAGGCAAGGGGCTGCGGCATATCTGCCTTCCCGGGGAGCTAACGGAGGATGTGGCGCCACCGGAGTTGCGTGAGAAGTATGTGGACGGCTTGCTGGATCCTGTTCGCTTGCCGCGTCCTGTGCTGGAGAGCATTCACCAAGAACTTGGAGACTACGGTTATGCTTCCCAGGTGCTTCAATCACCGATCCCTGCGGGAGGGGGACAATTTAATTTAAATAAACTTCAATTGGAGGACGAATGTGAGGTTGAGATTGTCCGCACAGCACGGTCTTGGGACAAAGCCGGAACGGACCAGGGAGGGGCTTACTCGGTTGGGGCTTTGATGGGGGTGGACAAAAATGGGGAGTATTGGATCCTGGACGTGGTGCGTGGCCGGTGGAATGCCACCAAGCGGGAAATGAAGATCCGCTATGTCGCGGAAGAGGATGGGGTAGATATTCCGATTTTGCTAGAAATTGAGGGTGGGTCCGGTGGAAAGGAGTCCGGTGAGGCTACGGTGCGAAACTTGGCAGGGTATCGCGTCATCGCCTATCACCCTACCGGCGACAAAGAGACGAGGGCCTACCCACTCTCCACTCAAGTTGGAGCTGGAAACGTTCATGTGCTGAAACGCGACTGGCTCAAGGATCTTTTGGAGGAAATGCGGTTTTTTCCTAAATCAAAATATAAAGATCAGGTCGATGCTTTGTCAGGGGCATTCAACTACCTTTCCAAAAAACGCATTCGCATTGGTGGTTGGAAAATGAAGAAATACTGACATAATACGGAAAATGCTAAGCACTGTTTTCAAAACTGGACCCGGACTCTTCTGCGTGAACTCGAATGCTGCGGAAGCGACGGTTCCGGACGGAACGGTTCGCGTTTACATGGCGAGCATCGAGGCTTACGACATGCCAAAGGGGGACAAGGACTGTGAGAATCTGCATTTCACGCTGTTGGTAGCGATGGCGGAAGGAAACCCCCAACTTGCCCGAGCCTTGCTTACGTTGTCCGCAGCCATCGAACAGAATCGAAAGCGCCTCCAGGCAATCCTAAAATAGATTTATGAAAAAAATGCAGTTAGCAATGATGGCCTCTTTGGCAGCCATTGGTCTGCCGTTTGGAGGGAAAGCAGTCGAACACAGCCCTGAGTCCTTGGCCAGACTTTCATCCTCCTCGCCTCCCAGGATGGGCAAGCGTGGTGGTAAGAAGGGTGGAAAGGGGTTCCTGTGTCGGATGGACGCAGGAACCTCAGACGGCTCCATGGACGACAAGGTGTTGGTTGGGGCGCGATCTTCCCGGCGCCAGTCGCGATGGTTTCGGAAGTGGGCTGTGCTGCAAAAGGTGTAGCCCGCTTCTCTTTAACAAACCCCACTCCTGCCAGGGTGGGGTTTTTTCTTTGAAGACAACTCGCGGGTCTGCTGATACGTTCCCAGGCATGAAACTTTCACAGATGATTCACAATGCCTTGATGACAACTCGCCAGGAGTGGCTTCAAAGGACGTTTGGAAACGGAACGAAGGACGTTGAAAAGGAGTGCGGCCACCCCATAGAGGTTGGGACGGATGACTGCTTTACAGCTTTCACTCGTGGGGACATCGCCAACCGAATCATTTCCATTTACCCAGATGAATGCTGGGGCGAAAACCCGGAAGTCTACGAAACGGAAAAGGAGGAGGAAACTGAGTTTGAGAAAGCCTGGGAGGAGATTCAAACAAAATTCAATTTGTATTCTTACTTGCACCGAGCCGATGTGCTGAGTGGGATTGGGAGGTTTGGGATTCTGCTTCTTGGGTTTGATGGGTCCGTTGATCTGGCGCAACCTGTCTCTCCGGGGGCTCACAAACTGCTGTATGTCCGGCCGTTTGAAGAGAAGTTTGTGCGGGTGGCAACGTTCGAGACGAACTTGTCCAATCCTCGATTTGGCCAGCCCTTAACGTATTCCATCACGTTCCAGGAGGCTGGTGTTTCTGGGGCCACTCCGATGCCGTCTCAGCAGATGACGGTCCACTGGACCCGAGTAATTCATTTTGCAGACAACCGGACCAACTCGGACATTTACGGATTGCCTCGATTGGAGAAGGTTTACAATCGCGTGATCGATTTGAAAAAAGTGGCGGGCGGAGCGGGAGAGATGTTCTGGAAGGGTGGCTTTCCTGGCCTGTCCGTGGAGAGCATCCCGGTTGACGGAGGCGATGTGGACTTTGATGAAGAAGCCACTAAAGAGCAGATGCAGGCTTACATGAACGGAATGCAGCGGTATATCGCCACGGTCGGCATGTCCGTCAAGTCACTCGCCATTCAGATTGCGGACCCACGACCGCACATGGAAGTCCAGATTCGTTTGATTGCGATCGCTACCGGCATCCCTTGGCGGATTCTCATGGGTGTGGAGGTTGGGCAACTTGCCTCGGAGCAGGACATGCGGGCGTGGAACCGGCGCCTAAAGAAGCGCCGGGAGCAGTATATCAATCCATTCATTTTGCATCCGCTCATTGACCGTCTTGTTGAGTTTGGCGTGCTTCCGAAACCTGCCGAGGTGAAGATTCATTGGCCGGATCTCAACTCTCCAACGGATGCTGACAAAGCGGCCGTTTCAGAAAAGATCACGAATGCCTTGGCCAAGTATGTGCAGAGTGGGGTGGACCTGATGATCCCTCCTTTCTACTTCTTGACACTGGTTGCCGGGCTGTCGGACGACGAGGCCACTGCCTGCATCGAGGCTGCGAAGAACAAGGGGACGGACGGCCTGGACCTGACCCCAAAACCAGTCCCCACCACGAACCCAACTGGAAGTAACACGCCCCCGAGAGGAAAGAATGTTTAATCCGTTTACTTTGGAAATTCTCAGGCGAAAGGGGTTCACTAACCCCCTTCGTCTGGATCCTACTCGAACAGGACTCATTCGAGATGCTTTTCGCAATGAGGTGCACTCTCGTTTTGCGGAGTTCCAGTCTCGTTTGGAGCTGTATCTTTCTACGAATCCGGGACTGCTGTTCTCTTACGGATCTGATCCGATTGGGGACCCATTCGCGCAAAGAATCCACACCACTGACGCGGAGAAGTTAGAAGAATTCGATGATTGGTATAAGCAGACTGTCGAGGAAACCTTGTTGCAGAATAAGCAGGAGCAGGCAAACAATGATTGGATCTATTTCTATCTTGCGCTTGCCTATGATGCAGGGGTGAGAAACGCGACAGTGGGCGCCAATGGTGAGGACTACCTGGACGTGGCTCTTCCGATTTTCCGGTCAATGCCTTCTGTGCAGGAGGACCGCCGCAACACTCTGGCGCTGTTGACCACCCGGACCCGTGGTGTGCTTGTGGCTATTGGTGCTGCTCTCGGTGCTTCGTTGCTTGATTCGTTGAGCAAGGGCATGTTGTCCAAGTCCAGCATTGAAGATATTCGACAGCAGATGCTTGAGGAGGCAAAAGCGATTGAGAAGAAGCGGGCAAACGCAATGGTGGAGTCGGAAGTAATCCGAGCACATGCGGAGGCCCAACTAGATGCTTTCCAAAATAGCGGAGTGACTGATTTAAAAATTTTGGTGGAATGGACGACGGCAGGAGATAATAGGGTGTGCCCATTGTGTGAGGCAAAGGCTGGAACGGTTTATACAGTGGAGCAGGCGAGGGGATTGATCCCCTATCATGTGAACTGCGTAACTGGCTCAACTCAAATTGTAACTCCGAATGCACTTGCTGTTACTCGGGCTCATTACTTTGGAAAGCTTTTCAAATTCATCACGACAACAGGAAAAGATGTGACCTGTTCCGAGCATCATATATTGCTGACCTCGAAGGGTTGGAGATTTGCTAAGGATATTGCACAGGGAGATTATCTTCTTAACTGCACTGGGCTGCACTCCACAACCAGACCAAGTCCAGATCAGGACAAGATTGTGCCCGGCATTGAGGATGTCTTTTGCTCTCTTTTTGAAGCGTTTCCTGAATATCGCACTCCAATAGCGAGGACCCGACCCGAGGATTTCCACGGCGATGGACCCCTTTTCAAAGAAAAAATCGACGTTGTAGACATCAATGGCGTATTGCGGAATGGGAGAGGCCCCAAGACTATTGCAGATGGTGTAAAAATCAGTCTCATGCCGGGAGGATTTCATTCTGCCTCGCCATTGGAGTTGGACGGTCTTAGCGATTTTTCGACGATGCTCCTTCGTTTGGCGTCTGCCTCGGATAGCTTCGTGTGCAGCGAGAGTGTTCTTCCTATTCTCAGTCGAACTTCTTTTGGAAGCCATGAGTCTGTTGGCAGTGGCGCCGTCTCTGAGCGGAACTTTGCAAAACCTCAATCGGGATCGGATCACATTTCTAGCACACCCATGTTTCTTAGCGATTTGATTGATCGACATCCCGGAGGAATACAATTGGACAAGGTGTGCAAGATCCAGGTCATAGAACCTGTCCGGGGAGGTGTGCCGGTTTTTGATGTATTCACGCATGAGTCCGTTTATCTTGCGAATGGTCTCTTGTCTAGCAATTGTCGTTGTTCTTGGATACCAGCATGAGAAAAAAGATATTCATTTTTATCCCGTCGTTTGGAAGGCATGGCGGAATCCGTGTGATCGTGGAATGGGCGAACCGTCTTGCGCGAAAGCATGATGTCTTTCTGCACCCTCTGAACACCTCTTGTCCGCATGATTGGATTAGGTTTTCCCAAGGGGTCCATGTTGTGTCGGACACCTCGATGTGCCCTAGCTGTGACTTGCTGATCATCACGTCTCCGCACTCGATCGATTTCGCTAACCAGTTTGTGAGCGTCAAAAAGGTGGTTTTCCTCCAGATGATGGAACACCACTTTCGCCCGCAGGACCGGGCTTGGCATGCTCGCTGTATGAGGACGTATCTCAGTGACTTGCCTATCATCTCAATTTCCCGCTGGAACATTCAAGAAATGCACCAGATGGGGCGGACTGGCCCAACCCACTTGGTAGGAAACGGGGTTAATCTTGAGGATTTCCCGATTTCTCACGGTGAGAAGGACGGCCGGTCCGTATTAATTGAGGGGCTTGTTGCCTCCAACCCCACCAAAGACACCATGAAGCTTGGGGCAAAGGTGGCGGCTTTGCTTCGGAAGGATGGCTATCGGATCCTTGCTTATTCACCTCATTCGATCGGAGAGCATGTGGATATTGTGGACAAATTCGTCCGCAACCCATCCCTTGCTGATCTGAACAGCCTTTACGAAGAGGCTACGATTTTGATCAAGGCCACGAAGTTTGATGCCCGAAGCTGCTCTCCCATGGAGGCGATGACGAAAGGGACAGTCACGGCTCGCGCCATCATTCAGGGTGATGATGATCTGGTGCATGGCCAGAACTGTCTAAGAAGTGGGTATGATGCGGCTGCATTGTATCGAAATGCCAAGCTTCTTTTGACCGACAGGGCTCTTCGGGACACGCTGGCGGCGAACTGTCGGGCGTATGTTTCCGAAGAGTTTACTTGGGACTTTTGGATGGAACAGATTGAAAAAATCCTATGGGCGTGAATGTGGGCAGTAAGCTGATTCTTGGGTGCGGTCCTCGTCACGTTCGGCAACCAGGGGAAATTCTTTTGGATATTCGAGAATTCCCAGGGGTGGAGGTGGTGTGGGACCTGGATCGCCATCCTTGGCCATTTGACGACAACTCCATGACCAGTGTGGTGGCGGTCCATGTGGTGGAGCATTTAAAAACACTTCTGCTCCCATTCATGGACGAAGCTTGGCGCATTCTTCGGCCGGGAGGTTCTTTGTATCTGGAGACTCCGCTTGCGGGCGCCAACGTGGATTTGGAGATGTGCGACCCAACGCATGTTCGCTGTTACCGAATTCACTCGTTTGTGAACTATTTTAGTTTGGAAGGGGTTGAAAAGTTTGGCTACACGGACCGAGCTTGGAACTTCTTTCACTTGCAACATCGAAAAACTGACGACTCCCTTGTTGTCCATGCCTACCCAATCAAATCCTAGTGTCGCCATTCTGGCGATGATCTACCACGAGCCCGAATGGCTCAACACCGTTGGATCTATTCAGAGATATTGCCCAGGCGTCCCGGTATTCTTTGCGGAACGCAATGGAGTCGGTGGGCTGGCCGGTCCGTTCAATGAGGCGTTTGCTGCTAACCGGCTTGTGGAATTTGATTACGTCTGGTTTCTGACAAATTTTAGTTTCACGGGGCCGTTGCTGAAAGAATTGGTTAGAACGGCTGTGCAGTTGAAGACAGATCATCGTGTTGCTGCTATTCATCCAGCTTTTGCAAGTGACCATCGTTTTCTTCGGCCTGCTGGGAATTCTGAGGTGACATGTGTTCCGTTTGTGGAGTTTACGGCCCCACTGGTGGACACGCTCACTTTTGCAAAGAATCCATTGGATGATTACATGCCTTATACCGGGCATGACATTGATTGGGGGCATCGTGTTCGGGAGGATGGCGAAAAGCTATTTTGCTACACCCCATCTCCTGCGGTCACAGTTCAGCACGGGTATTTGCGCCACTCCAAGAGCGAGCATCCGGCCACGGCTTTGCGGAAGAAGAAACGGGAAGAGGCGGAGGTCGCGACAGTGATGCGGCTCCGCCACAAATACGGGGACAATTGGAGAGATCTGCTTAACTACAAGGGTGGAATATGATGACACAAAAGGAACTGTCTGCGGTGGCCCATGAGCTTGGGTTTTGGAAGGGGTTTGTCAAAACGGAACGATTCTTGAAGGGGTGGGTGGCGAACATCCCAACACCTGAGCTTCATGAGGAGACGCGATCTCTGATTCGTGCCCAGTTGTTTCATGCAGATGGGTCTACTTTCAATGACAAGGCTCGCATCCTCGATGTGGGGAGTGGAGCGGTGTCGATCTTGAGAGGGACCGTCCCAGCGGAACAACTAATTGCGATGGACCCGCTCTCGGAGTTCTATCAACTGGTCTTTGATTACGGTCATTATGGGGTGAAGCCCCCGATCCCTTGTTGTGCAGAAGAGATCTCGTCCGCGTTCCATGGCGGGTTTAACGCCGTCCACATCTCGAATGCCCTGGATCATTGCCAAAATCCATTTCTGGCAATGACCAGTTTCTATGACTGTCTGAAACCGGGCGGCATGCTTTTGGTTTGCGGGTTCGTGAACGAAGCGGACCACATGAATGGGGCTGGGATGCACCAGTGGAATATTGACGTGATGAACAATCACAGTCTTTGCATTCGTAACATCGATGGGAAGGCTCTCGGGGACTATCCTGGAAACTTCTCTTTTCGTAAAAAGCTTACGGTGGATGGGAGTTCTCGTGATTGGATCATTTGGGTGGATTACAAGCCATGAAGGTTCACACACTGCTGGTTGATTGCGATGGTGTGCTGACGGATGGGAAACTCTACATCGATCACACCGGGGAAAAGATGTTCAAAGCGTTTCACACTCGCGACGTTCGCGCCATTCGTGAATTTGTTGCGAATGGCTGGGAGGTGGTGATTATTTCGGCCGATGATTGGCCCGGTGGTCCGGCATTCGCTGAAAAGACCGGAGCTGTATTTGTGACGCTCCGCGACAAGACCCGGCTTCCTCAGACGTATGGGAATTACGTGGCGGTGGGAGATGACGCCTGGGATGTTCCAATGTTGCAGGGGGCTGTGGCCGCGTTTGCTCCGAGGGATTGCGACCAGTCTGTGAGGTGTCTCCCAGGTATTACTGTTTTGGAGACTCGCGGCGGTCATGGAGTTCTAGCTGAACTTGTAAGGGATCTATGCAGCCAGTCCTAACCACCATCACCCCCTACTGGGGACGCCCTGAGATGCTTGGGCCTTTTCTAAAGGCTTTGGCGGCTGCGCATGTCCCGCAGGTCCGTCACTTGCTTTACTTCGTTGGGGAGGAGCCGACGCTCCATGAATACATCCCAAATAGTGGGTCCCTTACTGCGATCGAGCTAGGTCCGTGGACGTGCAAGTCCATTGGACATGTTCACAATTTGGGAGCCACTCAAGCGGAAACTGAATGGATCATGAAGCTGGATGTGGACTGTTTGGTCCATCCTAATTTTTTCAATAGTCTGCTTCCGGTGCTGGCGTCTGCGTATCCAAAAGAGTGGTTCAACATTGGCATGTTCTATTTGACCCCAGACATCACGCGAATTGCTCGAAAAGACTTCTCCATGAAGTTTCGGGACTACTTGCTTAGCACCCTTTCCGTTTGGAGCAAGTTGAACGGACCGGCTGGTTCCAATTTCGTTTGCAGAAAAGAGGACTACATTGCGTCAGGTTGGTGCCATCCTGGATTTGTTGGGTATGGCTGGGAGGACTACTATCAGATGTTTTTCCTGGAGCGCAGGCAGCTTGGGAGAAATCCGTTGCCCGGAGTGGTGAATGCGTCAAACGTGACTCAGCGGTGTCGTGACGAGATTGGACGGCCAAAAGCACAGGAGGCGTTCAACCGAAATCAAGACCTTGTGCTGTTTCATCAGTGGCATGCCCCCAATACCAATCCAAGGTATCGCACGACAAAGCAGATGAACGACAATCGAAGAATTTTACTAGATTCAATTTTGTTATGCCAATAGCCGAAACAACTCAGTATGTCATCAAGTGTCTTTCCGCAGGTCTGTCCCCAGAGCAAGTTGCCGCTCGGGTGGGGAAGACTGTTGAAGAGGTTTTGGAAATTCAGCGCCTCCACAAAAGGGATGCCGTTGCAATGGAGAGCAACGGCCATAATGCTCTGGTAAGCATCGTTTTTGAAACGTGCTCCATTTATCGGGCACTCGGGGAAAGCATCAAAACCGTGGCGGTTGCTTTGGACAACTCTGCTTCGATCGAGGACTTGATGCAGCACGGACTCAGTCAGGAGCAGGCCACTCAGATAGCAAATAACTTCATCATTTTGCGGCAAGTCCGGCCTGGGAATCTTGCAGAGCTGATAAAGCAGGCAGAGCAGGCGGTAGCAGCTTCGAGAGGGAATTAGGGTTGCAATCCAGTTTTTGTTTGTTAGCGTCCCGTCATGAACGCTAACACTCGTCACTGGTTGCACAAGATTGCGGCGGTGTTCATTGGTGGTGGTGCGGCAGCCCTCACATCTTCGGGCATTTCCACGGCGATCGATCCGGCCAAGTTCAATTTAGCTACTTGGTCCGGACTTGGTCACATTCTGTTGCTCGTGATGGGGACCTTTATCATCTCCGGGATTACGAATGTCGCGTTCTACTTACGTCAGTTTCCAGCCCCAGAAGAGGAGCCGGAATCGACCCAACCCCCACAAAATCAGCTCTGATATGAAGTCTCTAAATCGGTTTATTTCGTTCGCGCTTCTTTGCTTTTCCCTATTGCTTCCGGTGGGGGTGCCTTCTGTTGCACTTCTCACCTCTGGCTGTGCTACGATCCAGGGGGACCCGGTGGCGGTCCGCACACAGCAAGCGATGTCCTTGGCCTTCGACACCATGGACGCTTTTGTCAGGTTTGAGCATGCAAACAACTCCAAGGGTGAGCTGGGTCCTGAAATTAGGAATGTTGCTGAAAAGATTCGGGCGGGGGCTCCCAGATGGATGGCTTCGGCAAACATTATGTTGCGGACCTACCAAGCCAATCGCACCCCTGAGAACAAGGCCAATTTGATGACGGCGCTTGCCGTCCTTCAAGCAGGAGCAGCGGAAGCCACCAAATACCTAGCTAAGTGATATGGACCCCATTCTGATTATCAACATCGTCGGCCAACTTCTGGATGTAGCCAACAAGGCTCGGACTGCATTGATTCAGTCCAAAGAGTGGACGGCGGAACAGGAAGCCGAATTCCAGAAAAAGCTGGAAACTTCTTTTGCGTCGGATGCCTGGAAGCCTCATGGGCCTCTGTGATTAACTTGTGTCCGCCTTCTTCGTAAACCCTAATGGAGTCGGCCCCACTGGACCAACAGGTCCGACTGGGGCCGCTTCCACTGTTACCGGCCCAACCGGCCCCACGGGGCCTCCGGGATACATAGGACTGGACGGGGCGACGGGACCAACTGGTCCAACAGGTCCGGCAGGAACATCGGGAAGTGCTGGGGCACAGGGTGCGACAGGTCCAACAGGTCCGGCAGGATCCAATGGAACTGCTGGGGCACAAGGTGCGACAGGTCCGACAGGCCCCACTGGTCCGACAGGACCACAGGGCAACACGGGGGCCGCTTCCACTGTTACAGGCCCAACGGGTCCAACAGGCCCCCAAGGACCAAGTGGGGATGGTGCTGGGCCGACCGGACCAACAGGTCCAACCGGCCCAACCGGCCCAACCGGTGCTGGAGGGGCCGCAGGCGGTCAAGGTCCCACTGGCCCCACAGGTCCGACAGGCCCAACAGGCCCGCAAGGATCTACTGGCTCCACTGGCTCCCAGGGAGTCACCGGACCAACAGGTCCGACAGGTCCACAGGGGTCTACGGGGTCAACTGGCAGTCAAGGGGTGACAGGCCCCACCGGACCGACAGGCCCAGCCGGATCAAATGGCAGTCAAGGGGCCACTGGACCAACAGGCCCCACAGGTCCAACAGGCCCGCAAGGCTCTACGGGCAGCCAAGGCGTCACGGGTCCAACAGGTCCCACTGGTCCGCAAGGATCTACTGGTTCCACCGGATCACAAGGATCCACTGGGCCAACAGGACCGACTGGACCAACAGGTCCGACTGGGGCAGACTCTACTGTTACAGGCCCTACTGGCCCAACCGGCCCACAGGGAGCTACAGGATCGACAGGAAGCCAGGGGGCTACAGGTCCTACTGGACCCACTGGACCAGCCGGATCAAATGGATCCGATGGAGGGCAAGGCCCCACTGGTCCGACAGGCCCACAGGGAGCTACAGGATCCCAGGGAGTTACCGGACCAACAGGTCCAACTGGCCCCACTGGCCCGACAGGTCCCACCGGAGCGGACTCGACTGTCACAGGTCCGACAGGCCCAGCAGGATCAAACGGACCAACAGGTCCAACCGGCCCAACAGGCCCAACTGGGGCAGATTCCACTGTCACCGGACCAACTGGTCCAGCAGGATCTAATGGCGCCACTGGCCCAACAGGCCCCACAGGTCCATCCGGTGAAGGCGGGGGTGTGAATGTCGTTGCAATGTTTTATTGGCTTTACGGAGCACTTTAACAAAATCTTTTTATGGCAGGAACAGCTAATTCAGTAATTACGTGCCAAGGGCCTAACTCAGGTCCAATGGGGGTTTTGCTATCGGCGGCGATGACAAACACCAAGGCGTATGACGGCACAGAAGCGACTGGATCGGCAAAGAAAGAATTGATTTTTACTGCTGGGGCGAATGGGGCTCGTATCGACAAAGTCGTCGCTACTTTGTCGGGAACAGCGGGGGCGGCGCCGTCTGGAACGAGTAACGCTACCGTGCTCCGTTTGTGGCTCAACAATAATTCTTCCGACACCACAGCCACCAACAACGCATTTATCAAAGAAATCACCATTCCCGCGACAGCGATGTCGGCAGTGGCCGCGCTTACTGCTTACGAAATCCCGCTAGGAATTGTTGTTCCGGCTAACTACAGGCTTTACGCTGGCATTTCTACGGCAACAGGCGGAACAAACATTGCTTTGGCGGTCTGGGCGATCGGTGCAGATCTGTAAATGGATCAATCTTTTCAATTTCCTGCATCTGGTGTATCCGCCAATCGATTAGAAATTTTCGACTATCATGGCGGAACTCCATTCAATTGGGTTAAGCCAGCAGCAGCAAAGGGCTTTCTAGTAATTGTGATCGGGGCAGGTGGCGGTGGTGGGGGCGGAAACGGTGGAGCTGCTGGATCTGCCCGTTGTCCTGGCGGGGGTGGTGGTGGTGGGGCAAGAGTTGAACGGTTTTTGTATCTGAATGACATGCCGGATGTTGTTCAGATTACAGTAGGTGGTGGGGGAGCTGGCGGAGCTGGGGGGTCCTCTGGTAACGGAACTGCTGGAACGGCAGGAGGCAATTCTACGTTTGGGTCGCTTGTTTTTGCAGGAGGCGGTGGCGGTGGAAAGGGAGGGGTGGCGACTACAATTGCTGTAGGTGGTGGAGGTGGTGGGTCTGCTGGTCAGGGGACAACCGGCACGGGCACGTCTGCTGTAAAAGGAGGAGCCCCCGGAAGCACTGCTACCGCTACCGCTATTGCTGGTCAAGGTGGACAGGGGTCCCCTGCTTCTGCTGGAGGTTCTGCGGAATATGGTGGTGGTGGTGGTGCTGGAGCATCCGCCACACCAGCATCAAACTCGGGAGGACCTTCCATGTATGGCGCAGGTGGAGGTGGTTCCGGGGGTGGGGTCACAACAGCGAATGCTCGCGTTGATGGATCTTCTGGGGGCTCAACTGGATCCTATTCCACATCGACGGGGGGCGGTGCGGCTGGGTCCGGGATTGATGGCGTTGCTGGCGGGGATGCCCCTGCTTCCACATCCATTAAGCACTGCGGAGGTGGTGGAGGCGGTGGTGCTGGGCATCCTTCTGGAACAGGTGGAGCCGGTGGCAATGGGGCATTGCCGGGGGGTGGTGGCGGTTCTGGTGCTGGGGGCACTTCTGTTGGTGGAGCTGGGGGCAGAGGGGCACATGGCCGTGTGATTGTAATTAGTTTCTTTTAATGGAGCTTCCTTTTCCATTTCATGCTCTGGGAGTGACCTTCACCAAGGTAGAGGTGTTTGATTACATTGGAGGAACTGTCACTTATTGGAACAAGCCAAAAGGGTTGCGTGGTATTTTGGTGATTGCTGTTGGGGCGGGCGGCGGAGGGGGCGGGGGGTCTGGAAACGCAACCACCACGGTAGCTCGATGTCCTGGCGGTGGTGGTGGTGGTGGGGCAAGAGTTGAAAAATGGATTGTTTCTGAAATGCTCCCAGATGTTTTGGGGATCACTGTTGGGGGCGGAGGGGCTGGCGGAGCCGGTGGCTCTGCTGGGGCTGGCACCTCTGGCACTGCTGGGGGTAATTCCACTGTAGGGACATTGGTGCTTGCGGGTGGTGGTGGGGGTGGAAAAGGTGGTATAGATGGAACTATTTCGGTTGGTGGCGGGGGTGGTGGGAGTGGTGGAGCCGGCACCACTGGCACTGGCACCAGTGCCGTGGCTGGGGGAGTTCCTGGAGCAACTACCGCCAATGCTATTGCAGGACAGGGTGGACAAGGTGCGGCTTCGGCGGCTGGGGGACTTGCAGAATATGGAGGCGGAGGGGGTGCTGGCGGTAGCGCCACCCCCGCTTCCGTTGCTGGAGGTGGCTCTAGGTATGGGGCGGGAGGGGGAGCATGTGGGGGAGGGGTAAACACATCTAACGTCCGTGTTAATGGATCTGCTGGGGGATCATCTGGATTGTATGCTGCGGGATCGGGTGGGGCAAGCGGTGGGGCTGTGGATGGCGGGAATGGGGTGGATGGGTCGGATGCTTTTGTTTCTAAAGGTTTTTGCGGAAACGGAGGGGGCGGGGGCTCCGGTCATCCTTCTGGAACAGGTGGAGCCGGTGGCAATGGTGGGTATCCGGGTGGGGGTGGTGGATCCGGTGCGGGAGGGACCCCTGTTGGCGGTGCGGGGGGCAGAGGGGCACATGGTCGTATAGCTATAATTAGTTTCTTCTAATGGAGCGATTTTTTCCAAATCCATGCCCAGTTGGTGGCGTCTGCACTATAGAGGTGTTTGATTACTCTCCGACTGCATATTTATGGAAAATGAGGGACGGGGTTAAGCTCATTGGTATAATTGCAATTGGAGGGGGAGGGGGAGGGGGAGGGGGCAGCACAGGAGCAGCGGCTTCCGCTCGGTGCCCAGGCGGCGGTGGGGGTGGGGGCGCTCGCGTTGAGCATTGGTGCCTTCCAGATTTTGTCCCAAGCTCTGTCCCCATTTCTGTTGGCGGTGGTGGTAATGGAGGGGCGTCGGCGTCCGCAGGAGCGGCAGGAGGAAACTCCACGTTTGGGTCCCTTATTACGGCGGGCGGAGGTGGGGGCGGTAAGGCTGGTGTTGCTGCGACTGGATCCGTTGGTGGTGGGGGCGGTGGCGCTGCCACCGCTGGCACGAATGGGTCCGGGGCTGCGAATGTGGCAGGAGGCTCACCTGGGTCTGGGTCTACTCTTACTGCTATTGGTGGGCAAGGCGGGCAAGGCGGGTTTTCTGCTACAGGGGGTGCGGCTGAATATGGAGGTGGCGGCGGTGGCGGATCCACATCCATTCCAAGTCCATTCAACGGCGGATCTTCAATGTATGGTGCCGGTGGTGGTGGATGCGGTGGAGGGGTCAACACCTCCAATGCTCGCATTGACGGCAATCCTGGCGGTGTGAGCGGATCTTACACGGCTGGCGGGGCTGCAAATGGTGGTGGCGCTGTGGATGGTGGGAACGGAACGGATGGAAAGTCCGCTCTTGCTGCTGGGACACTTTGCGGATGGGGTGGGGGCGGTGGATCAGGAAACCCTTCGGGGGTGGGTGGAGCCGGTGGCAATGGTGGGTTTCCTGGCGGCGGTGGTGGCTCTGGTGCCGGTGGCACGTCTTCCTCTGGGGGTGCGGGGGGCAGAGGGGCGCATGGTCGAGTCACTGTGGTTTCCATTTTTTGATCTATGAACTGGCTAAATGAATCCGAAAATCTTTTCGATCAATCTGGCCGTGCCGCTGGCAAGCCGGGATTTCGTGAAGTCACCCAGGAGGAGCTGAATGCCTACATCGCCTCTGGAAAGAATCCAGAAGCCTACTTTGCCGAATGGGAACGGAAGACGCAGGAGGGTTGGTGGGATGAAACTTGCAAGATCAGGCTAAAGACCACAGAAGAGGCTTGCAACACCTTCGCCAACATGATGACCCAGATTGAGGTAGGCATTAAGCTGGGGGCTTTCGATGATCAGACTTCTATGCCTATCTGGGATTACGACGGAAACCCCCGCATGTTCTCGGTGTCGGACATTACGGGGCTGCTTTTCCGATATGGACTAGCCTGGGCGGAAATGTTCGGAACTTACAAACCGTGACATAATAGGGTCATGGAAAGACCACTTTTTTCTGTTGCCCTGATTGGGCGAAACGAAGCCAAGACGCTTCCTGTCCGGATTCTCAAGTCTTTGGAACAATTCAGAGATTGGGGTGGAGATGTCGTTTACTTGGACACAGGATCCACCGACAACTCCAGGGAAATTGCGGAAGCGTGGGGGTGTAAGTGTCCTCCGGTTCAGAAGTTTGATGTGCAGCTTGGCGCCATCCAAATAGATGAAATCAACAGCCAGTTTCGGATTGAGCCTGATCCTCCGATTGTTACGGGAATGTCTCGCATTTTCGATTTTGCGGTGGCTCGAAACCACGCAGATGCGTATTCCTCGCATGATGCCGTTCTTGTGGCCGGGTGTGATGAATTCTTTGTCAATCTGGACATTGTGGCACTGAATAGATTGATTTCGGAAGGCAAGTCTCGGATGGACATTTGCTATGCTCATTCGCATGACAGTGAGGGGAGGCCATCCATTGCGTTCCGTCGTGGGGTGTTCTACTCGCGGGCTCGTTCGATGTGGGTTGGAACTGTTCATGAGACGATCCACTCCAATGACGAGGTCCATCTTCCTCCGAAAGAAGTGATTTATTGTGAGCACTTCCAAGAGCAAAACTCCAATCGAGAGACATATCTTCCTGGTCTGGCTTTGGACTGCTTGAAGAGCCCAAACAATCATCGCAATCTTCATTATTTGGGCAGAGAGCTTTTTTATTGTGGTCGGTTTGACTCAGCTATCGAGGTGCTGACGCAGCATATCCGTTTGAAAGATGCTTGGGACAAAGAACAGGCACAATCTCAAATGTTCATCGGGGATTGCTACCTATCCCTTGGCAGCATCGGGAAGGCGCTTGAGTGCTGGCACACGGCTTTTGAGATGGATGGCACTCGCCGGGAGCCTTTGATGCGGCTGGCAATGCACCATTATCGCCTGGGGAACCATCACAAGGCCGCTGCCTACGCTTCCGCCTGTCTCGTTCTCCCCAATGAGGGTTTCTATTTCAACGAAACCCCGAACTACAATGAACTCCCTCACGAGATTCTTTATGTGTCCCTGTGGTGGATGGGCCAGAAGGCCCTGAGTCGGCTGCACTGGGAGATCGCCAGGAAGCTTGCGCCAAGCAACCAAAAGTATAAGGATGACGCAAAATTCTATGAGTAGCTACATCGCTGGGGACACGATCCTTTATCCGTTTGCTCTCAATGACGCGATCAATGGCGCCATTGATCCTGACGTTTCACCTACCGTCATTGTCCGGGTGAATGGCGACGTAACGGCGGACGTTGTGGACATTACGCACATCGAAACGGGTCGCTATCAGTTTTCATTTCAGGCGGGTGCGGCCGGTGATCTCGTCTCCATCGACATTGCTGTTGTTGTCAGTGGCAAAACTTATTTGGATTCTGCTGGTCCGTGGCGCATCGATGCTGTCCGAATTGCTGACCCTCTCGCGGCTGATCCTGCTGATTACGCAGACGGGAGTGTTGGGGCTCTGATTGGGAAACTCAACGTTGGGGATCCGGCCGATCCGGTCATTGTCGTTCCATCCCCTCCCCAGGACATTCGCCGCTGCCGTCTATTTGGTTACGTGTTGGACGAAGAGGGGCAGCCCGCCGCTAATGCCGCCATTACGGCCGAACTCATTCCGGCGACTGTCCCGGCAAAAGTCGAAGGCTATCCGATCATTCGGCGGAAGGTGTCCTTCACCACCAATTCAGAAGGGCGCATCAAGTCCGAGAACGGAGAGCTTTTCGTTGAACTTCTTCGGACGGACTACATCCTCCCCAACACCACGGAATGGAAATACTCCATCAAGTGCTCTGAGGCCAAGATTAGTGTGGAGACTACACTAACTGCCTCCACCCTGGACATCTCTAGTTTGATTTCTTGATATGATCATCGCCCCATCCTCCACGTTTCAATTGGCGTTCACCACTACTGACAGTATGGGCGGCGCTGAATCTCCTGATAGTCTTCCTGTCGCTACCTGCTTTCTCAATGGTTTGGTGGACTCCTCTGTCGTTGCTTCGGTGGAATCAGTGGGGCTTGGGCAATACATTTTGACTGGGAACACTGGGAATGCGGAAGAAGGGGATGTCATCCTTGTGTTCGTAGACTATTACGTCGCGGCGCAATATCGGGTGAAGTCTCTCCCCACAATTCAAGTTTCCCGCGCTCTTGAAAAGCTCAACGTGGGGGCTCCCGAGGACACGGCAACGGTGGTTCCAGGGACCCCAGCGTCTCCTAACTTCTGCCGGGTCTATGGCTACGTTATCGGGGCGGATGGACGGCCTGCGGAGAATGCGGAAATCACCATCGAGCTTCTTCCGGAAGAGGACTATGCTACGGTGGACGGGTTTGCGATTAACCGTTCAGTCATCACGGTCACGACCAACGAAGAAGGCCGCTTGATGGACGGAGATGGTAACTTCTACGTCGATCTTGTTCGCACGGATGCCTTGGTGCCGAACACGGTGGCGTGGGTTTACAAGTTCACCTCAGAGAGCCTCAAGCTTGAAAAAGAGGTTGCGCTTACGGACAGCCTTTACGACATTTCAACGAATTCGTAAAACAAATTGCTTGATTTATTTGTTGCGTTTGTTCGTGTCCAGGGTAGTTATTCCCTGACAAGACAAGCGACCAATGAAAAAAGCATTTGTTCTGAACGAGGGCCAGGGCTCACTAGCCAAATACATCTGCAATCTTCTCCCTACTTGCTGCCGCATTGAGACACTGGAGGGCCGGGAGCACATCGTTGTCCCGATGGTGATTCTCACCGAAGGGGTCCACAATGGGAGTTCGGGTCCGCTATTCTACGGCAAGGACGAGCTTGGAAAAACCCCGGAGTCCTGGAACCACAAGCCCGTGGTGGTCTACCACCCCACCATGAACGGACAGGGCATCTCCGCCTGCGATCCGGCCGTCATCAACACCCGCAAAGTTGGTGTGATGATGAACACCAAGCTTGATGGCAACCGGCTGGTGTCTGAGGCATGGATTGAGAAGTCCCGTGCCGATGCGGTTGATAGCCGCATCATGAACGCCATCGACCGCAAGGAGATGATGGAGCTTTCGACGGGCGTCTTCGTTGACGCGGAGACGAAGCCGGGGGTGTGGGGAAGTGAGAGCTACGTTGGAATTGCTCGAAACTTCCGTCCGGACCATCTCGCTTTGCTGCCGGATCAGATTGGGGCGTGCAGCATCAATGACGGTGCTGGCTTCCTGCGCAACAGTCGCCATGAGAAGGCTGGCAATTCGATCATATCCACCGTGCGCCAGCTTTTGCGATCGGTTCGCGGACTGACAACCAACGAAATGAGTTTTTCGAACATTCGAGAGACTCTTTCTGATGCTTTGCGGGCTCGCTTCACTCCCAAGAGCGGAAGTGACTTGTCGGGTCCTTATCTTTGGGTCGAGGACGTTTATAGCAACTTCGTTATTTACGAATTCGATTTAAAACTGTATCGCATTGGATACACGGCAACTGATACCGGTGTGACCTTGAGTGAGGACGCTCCAGTTGAGGTTGTGCGGGTGACGGAATACCGGACGGTTACGGGTGCCTTTGTCGACAATACGAATCCGTCCCAACCTCAACAAAACATGAACAAAAAAGAACTGATCAGCAAGATCGTTGCGAATTCCAAGGTGTGGAAGGAGAGCGATCTTGTGAACATGTCGGAGGACCAACTCAAAGCACTGTTGCCCGCTGAGACGGCAACCCCTGCCGCCGCTGCCGCTCCGGTAGCAACCCCTGCCGCTGCTGCCGCTCCGGTGGCAACCCCTGCCGCTGCGCCTGCCGCCGCTGCTCCGACCGCCAACACCACTCCCACCACCAAGGTTGTGACGCTGGACGAGTATGTGAACGCCGCTCCGGTCCCGGTGCAGGAAGTGCTTCGTAACGCGATTGCGCTGACGAACGCGAACCGAGAGGCTGCGATCGTCACCATCACGGCGAATTCCGATTTCACCAAAGAAGAGCTGGCTGGCAAATCTCTGGCCGAACTGGAGAAGCTCGCCAAGTTGGTCACTCCGAAAAACTACGGCGGCATGGCCCCCGTTGCGAACGCCAGCCCCACCAAGGAAGAGCCGCTGCCGCTGCCGTCCATGACGTTCGGCAAGTAACCCGCAACAAACCAAAACGATCCAGAAACAAACATTATGGAATACCCGAAACGCATTGTTTTGATTGGTCGCGGCGGGCGCCCCGAAGAGGGAACGGCCGCTGGCACCATCACCCCCGGCATGCTCGTGAAGCAGAATGCCGATGGGAATATCATCGCCCACGACTCGAACGGCGGTCACGCCGAACGTCTGTATGCGTGCGAGGACGCCCTGCAAGGCAAGACCATCGATGACAACTATTCTTCCGGGAACGTTGTCACCCTGCACTTGGCCGCGCCTGGGGATGTGGTTTACGCTTTGCTCGCCCCCGGCGAAAACGCAGACCCGTCCGAGTTTTTAATGAGTGGTGGGAATGGCTACCTCAAGGTGGCCACCTCCACCAATCAACGTGTTGCTGTTCCGCTGGAGTCGGTGGACAACAGCGATTCAGGTGTCACGGATCCGGCCCGCATCCGCGTTCGCGTGCTCTAAACGAATCCAACCGAAAACACTCTCACAAAATCGAACTATGGAAGTAATTCTGAACGGACAGGCCCACGGGAGCATGGCCTCTACGCTGTTGGCTAACAACTTCGACATCGGTGCATTGCGCCCCTACATTGGGGAGGGTGGCCGATCGTTCATCACCCAAAACGTGGGCGGCAAGCAGATCGCTGTCCCCACTCACAACGCGGCCACTCTCCGCAAGGACGAATGGATCGAGTTGGATCAGGTTGTGACCGCCGCCGCCAAGGAACGTCTCCGCCTTGTCTCTGACCTGCGCGGCGCCGGGCTCCAATACAACATGGGTGGCAACGGCATGGGCCGGACGGTGCTCCAGACCCAAAACATCTCGGACATCACTCCTGCCAAGATCAGCATGGAGCCGGGTGTTGCGAACCAGGGCGATCGTCCTGAGTTCGATCTGACGAACCTACCTCTTCCTGTGATTCATCACGGGTTCGAGTTCCACGCTCGTCAGCTCGCCACCTCGCGCAACAGCGGGACTCCGCTGGATACGACTGTTGCCGCTCTCGCCGGTCGTCGTGTTGCTGAGATGGCGGAACAGCTTGCCCTCGGCACTGCGGCCTCCTTCACCTATGGCGGTGGCACGGTCTACGGGTTGCTAAACTTCCCGAGCCGCATCACCAAGTCGGATCTCGCTGATCCCACGGACAGCGGTTGGGTTCCGGGCGACACCGTTCGCGACGTTCTGGCCATGCGCCAACTGAGCGTCAACGCCAAGCACTACGGCCCATGGGTGCTCTACAACTCTCCCGCCTGGGACGAGTATCTGGATGATGATTACAGCGGCCTCAAGGGAGACAACACCCTCCGCGAGCGCATCGCCAAGATCAATGGGATCCGCGACATTCGCACCCTGGACTATATGACGGGCTTCAACCTCGTCCTGGTTCAGCAAACCACCGATGTTATCCGCATGGTGGTCGGCATGGAAATCTCCACGCTCCAGTGGGAAACCAACGGCGGCTTGACTCAGAACTTCAAGGTCATGGCCATCCTGGTTCCTCAGTTGCGCGCCGATTTCAACGGGAACACCGGCATTGTCCACGGAAGCGTGGCCTAAGCGGCTCTGAAATCACTCGTTGCCTGACATAATAGTGGTATGAAGCGATACATCGTTCTAGTCGGGACCCACGCGCAGGGCGGAAAGGTCTACACCAAAGGCCAAACTTGCGTCAGTGCGGCGGATCTCGTGGCACTGTTTCCAGGCAAATTTGAAGAGGCTGGTCCGGCCCCTCAGTCGGCCCAGCCGAAGACTCCCGCCGATGAATCGGATCCCTTTGCAGGGTCCGAGCGGCCGGGACGAGTCGCTTCGTCCCGGCCGTCTTCCAAATCTGGAGGCTAAATGGCCCGCACAAGTGCCGCCTTGATTGGCGGCATCATCGAAGTTGAGACTGGCGTCAGCCTTGATCCTTTCATCAAGGCTGCCGCCATTTTAGTGGACAAGGTGGCCGCTAAAAACATCTTGAGCAAAGAGACGCTCAAGGTCATCGAGACATGGCTCGCCGCGCATTTCTACTGCATGCGGGATCCGCGAACAGTGTCGGAGAAAGCGGGACAGGTCCAAGCCACCTACCAGTCCAAAGTAGACCTCTTCTTATCCACCTCGCACTACGGCCAGCAGGCCATTGTCCTGGACACAACGGGGACGTTGCGCGCAATTAACGCTGGCGTTCGCCCTGCACGATTACTATGGTTAGGCACTCCTATTGAAGAGTAGCCTATGTCACACGGAAACAACGAAATCCTTGAGCAGTTGCGAGAGATGCGTGCGATGATCGAGCGATGCGATGTTGCACTCACTGGGGACCCCCAACGGGGAATTAAGGGGTTGGTTCAAAATGCGGAAGATCAGTCTTCTGTTGTTTCCGCCCTCACTAAACGAATCACACGGGTTGAGATCATCGGGATCGTTGTCCTTCTTACCATCGGGGCCGAATTGCCGTCAGTATGGCATGGGGTCCTGTCGGTAATTAAATGAATCTTGTTTTTGACAATGTTAAGACACTGGACCCAACTTCCCGTTTTGTAGGGTCCACTACTTTCATTGTCGGAGGGGGCTCTTCACTCAAAGGGTTCCCATTCAAAGATCTCACCGGCCGGTGTGTTATTGGGGTCAATGAGGCATTTCGCCTTGGTTCTGCAACCGTCCCCATCACCATTTTCGGAGATGCCACTTGGTTCCACCGTGTAAAATGGGATCTGGAAAGATACACGGGGAAGGTGGTGTGTGTTGCCCCGTCCTTGGCTGGGATTCAAGCCAAATGGCTTACTAAGCTCCGTCGTGTCAAAGGAGGGCTTGGATCCTCCGACAGTCTGCCCTGGTATGCTTCCACGGGATCCAGCGCCATTGCGCTTGCAATTCAGCTTGGCGCGCTGCGTGTGGTTCTTCTTGGGTTTGACATGCTTCGTATCAAAAACAACACGCATTGGCACAACTACGGGCGCCGAAGGACGGATGAAAAGGCGTTTGCCCGGCACATCGAGGGGATGGGAATGCTTGCGGAAGAAATCCGAAAAAACTCGTCTGTGGGTGTCATTAACCTAACGAACGAGAGCCGCATAGACGCATTCCCAAAAGTTTCGATGGATCGATTTAAGGAGTTTCTCACATGAGGATCATCAAGAAAATGCGGAAGCAAAAAGCGGCCTACTGGAAACGCTCTTCCGTGGACAAGTTCGGAAAGTATTCCTATGAGGATCCGATCTTAATTGATTGTCGTTGGGAAGACGTGCGACAGGAATATCGGGACTCCAAAGGCCAGATCTGCTATTCCCAGTCTGTTGTTTACGTTGACAGGGAAATGTCAGTAGGGGACTGTCTGGCCAAGACCTCTACTCTTCCGGAGACGGCTAATCCGAAAGCGGAGGGTGGTTTTGAGATTCATTCGATGGAGCAGATCCCGACTCTCAAGGCCACGAAAACGCTATTTGTTGCATATCTGTGAACGCAATCCGAAGCAGCATCACCGGGTTTTCGAGCATCGCCGCAAACATCTCCAAGGCGAATGCACAGATTGCCCGTAACACTGCTTTGGGGCTGGAGGCGGCTGGGCGACACCTAAAAGCATCTAGCTTGAAGCAGGTCCCGGTTGAATTTGGACCGCTGTATGCTTCGGCTTTCTCCATTGGGGTTGGTGAGGGTTACTCCAAAAAGGTGCATGTTGGATACGGCGCTCGTTACGCCATTTGGGTCCATGAGTGTGTTGGGATGAAGCTCCTTGGGGAGCCTCGTCGTCGGCGTGGTGGCGGACCCCCTCCGATCGGGAAATATTGGGATCCCCAACCGCAGGCACGAGCGAGATTTCTCATGGGTCCTGCAATGGAACTCTCCCCCGAGATTGCTAGAATTGTTCAGAGCTTCGCATCCCTTGGACTGCTATGAGTTCCCCAGCAACAATCTTTCGGCAATTTCTAATTGATTCTGATCTTGGGACAGAGGATGGGGAATGGCCGGTGTTCGTCTCGTTCATGCCTGACGAGGCAGACAACGCCATCTGTGTTTACGATGATGGAGGTGTTCCGGATGGAAGGATCATGGCCAGTGGTGAAAAGATCGTTCATCCCACCATCCTCGTGCATGTGACCGGACCTGACTACGACACTGCATGGGACAAGGCGGAAGCTATCGCTTTGGCCATGGATGCTGTGCGTAGGACAGTTGTTGTAATTTCTTCGGAAGTCGCCTATACGTTCCACAACGTCTCGCGGACCGGCCCACCGAATTCCCTGGGAGTTCAGGGCGAAGGGGACCGCCGCCGTCATGTAATCGCCGTCAGTGCGGCGGTGACACTAACACTAAACTAAACTAAACAAATGCCCGCTGCAAATACGCTTCGCCTAGACGATGGATTTTCCACGCTGATCACCATCGCCAATCTTCCCACCGTCCACCTGTATGAAAAAGAGGTGACGCCTCCGGGCTATGACCTGGGTGGGCCGATTGACACGACCACCATGCGAAACAGCGCATGGCGAACCGCCGCCCCCCGGCAGTTGAAGACGCTGACGCCTGTCAGTGCCACGGTGGCCTACGCTACCGATGCTCTGGAATCTATCCTGGCACAGATGGGGGTCAATCAGCTCATTACCGTCACTTTCCCGGATGGATCCACCCTGGAGTTCTACGGGTGGATTGAACAGTTCACTCCGAGCGCCCACAAGGAAGGGGAGCAGCCTACTGCCGCTCTCACGATTCATCCGGGCAACCGCGACACGACCGGCGCGGAAAGTGCCCCGGTCTACACTGATCCCGCAACGTCCTCCTAACGTATGAGTCTCCTTGAATTCTCGCTTGCCACGACGACGATCCCCATCGTCCTCAAAGATGTCGATGGCAAAAAACCCCTCAGTCTTGAACTGCGCGAGATGACTGCCGCCCAGCGCGACAAGCATCTTGATTCGATTCGTGCCCGCGCCACCCTCGGAGAGAAGGGGGAACTGGTCATCAATCGATTTGAGGGGATGCAGGCTGATCTTCTGGTGCTGTGCCTTTTCCGTTCAGACGGGAACGGCGTCAGCCGTGAAGAAATCCAGAAGTGGCCTGCCGCCGTGGTTCAAAAGATCTACGATGCCGCCCAGGAACTCAACAGCCTCAAGGTGAAGGGGCCGGAAGAAAAAAACGGCTGAACGGTGAGAAGTTGGCTTGGCTCCGGGTAGCATCTCACTTGCACGCCCCTTCAATCCGAGAATTGAAGGGGCGTCTTACTTATAGCGAGTTCCTTGACTGGCTCGCATTCATCGAATGGGACGAGAAACGTCACACCAAGTTGGATTGGTATCTTGCGCAAATTACGGCGGAGATTCGGAGAGGACTTGTGTCCAATCCGAAAAACGTAAAGGCCAAGGACTTCCTCATTGAACTTGTGGATGCCAAGCAATCCACTAAGGTTGCTCAATCGAAACAAGCTTGGCTCGGTGCGGTAGGCATAAAACGCAAAATCAATTAGTATGGCAAAGTCCGGCTTACCCATTGGTAATTTGTTCGTGACGCTATCGGCAGATGCGTCAAATCTGATTATGGGGATGGCAGCCGCCCAAAAGGCGGTGGCTACCAGTGTCGCAGCCATTAAGAAGGAACTGGCTTCACTGGACGCATCGGTCGCAAAGACCATGGCCAACGTCACCAAGTCAGTGGACAAGATGGCGGCAAGCTTGGCGGCTGCAAATGCCGCAATGTCCGCCGCCAGTGGTTCAGCCGGAATGAAAGGGATGTCCGCCTCCGCATCCGCCGCTAGCGGAGCGGTGGCAGCAAGCATGGGGCTCATTGTTCGATCTGCTGGAACGGTGGCTGTCGCCTCTGCCGGGGCGGCAGCCTCCACAGCAAATATGTCCAGGCAGATGATTGTCCTGGCCACATCCACCACTACTGCATCCGCTGCACTGCTTGGATACTCCAAGGCGCTCACAGTAACACGCACCTTTACGCGAGGGGCTGGCAAGGACTTCATCGATGTGGAGTCCTACATTGTTCGATCGGGCGTGGCCTATCGGCAGATGGGGCAGATCGGGGCTGGCGCCACACAAACCCTAGTCACCAACACCCAGGCTCTCACAGGGTCATTGACGAAGCTGCCTCCCGTCCTGGGGGCAGCCGCAACAGCAGCAAGTGGGCTGTCAGGTGTGTTGATCCCACTTGGGATCGTCATGGCGAGCATAGCCAACACTGTTGTTTCGGCTGGTCTTGTCGCCTACGCCAAATTTGAGCACGCGATGACAAATTCCCTAAGCATCATGGGGAATGTCAGTGATGCGATGCGTAAGCAAATGGAGATCACCGCTCGGGAGATGTCCAAGAACAGCACTTTCACGGCTGTAGAACTTGCTCGCGCTTACGAATACCTAGCAACGGCAGGGTTCGACGCTTCTCAGTCCATCAAAGCTCTCTCGGTAGTTAATGATTTTGCGGTTGCTGGACAGATCAATTTAGAGAAAGCAACCTTTACGCTTTCTCGAAGTTTGCACGCCTTGGGACAGAGCAGTAACGACCCAACGGAAAACATGATGCGACTGCGAAGGCTTTCGGATCTGTTGGTGCGAGCTAATGCGCTTTCAACTGCGTCTATCGAGGGTCTGGCAGAAGCTTTAGAGAATCGTGCATCTGGTGCCTTTCGCATGTATGGGGTGGACATTGAGGAAGGTATCGCAATGCTTACCGCCTTCGCCAAGAAGGGTGATGAAGGCGCTCGCGGCGGTGAACACGCTTACATTGTGCTTCGTGATCTGCAACGGGCGTTTTTGGAAAACGAGAAAGCTTGGAAAGACGCCAAGCTGAATGTCTACGCGGATAAGCAATTCCGTGGTCCGCTTGCATTGATTCAAGAATTAGAGAAATCTATTGGAGGTCTTGAAGACGAGGACCAGAAGATTTTCATCAAGATGCTCGGTTTCCAGGACCGATCCATTTCGGCTTTGCAATCCATTCTTGGGTCATCTGACTTGATGCGGCAGGTCAAAGAGAACCTGAAAGGCATGTCTAACGCTACTCAAGAGGTGGCCAATAAAAGACTAGAATCTTTCATCAATCAGGTTCGGATGGCGTGGCATGCCGTGCAAGACATTTTGATTACGGTTGGAGAAGCCTTCTTGCCCGCCATTCGGTTGTTTCTTGGCTATGCAAAGGATGTGGTCGAGTGGCTTGCCAAGTGGGAAAAGGAGTCTGGGATTGTGACGGCCGTTGTTCGCACAATGGGGGACACGTTTGCGTTCGTGGGCGCCGGTCTTCGCGCCTTCTTCCAAATCGTCAGCTCCAATTTCAATGTATTTGCAGCCATGGGGAAGGCATTGTGGGCGCTTGCGTCCACGGTGCTGAGTGAGATGGCTTCTGTGCTCCCAACTGTAATTGCTTTGTTGAAGCAGTTTGCAGACACGGTGACGAAATTGCTTCCGGATATTGTTGCCCTGGTCAAGTCCACTTCGGGATTGGTGGATGCCCTAGTTTACGCATCGAAAGGACAGTTCGCGGCTGCCGCCAATGCGGCTCGGTCCGCTATGAACGAAGTTGGGCCGATCGTCCAAAAGATGGCTGCGACTGTGGCGGATGGGTTGGGCGGAGCGGCTGTCATCGTAGCCAAGCACATGGCCACGACTCAGCACAGTTTTTGGGACAAGATGACAGAAGCGTCTAAGGGTATTTCCGAAAGTTGGACTGAGTTTGCTTCAAAGTGGTCGGATGCGTTTTCCATCGCCGTCAAAATGGTAAAGCGGGACACCGATGGGCTAGTGAAATCCACCAAAGAGGCTACGAACGAGCTTGGGAAGCTGGCAGTTGCCAGCACCATGGGCGTCATGGGGGACAATAAGAGCGTGGTCGATCCAGCCAAGCGGGATCAGGCTCTTTTGATGATTCGTTCCTACAAGTTCCGCGAAGAGCTGGACAAGCTTGGGGTCCCCAAAGTAGATCGATTCAAGAGTGGGCTGTCTGCGGTCGAAGATCGGGCGGATGCTGAGATTGAGATCGCCAAGGATATGCTCAAGAAGATCGAGGAAGAGCGCAAAAAGGCTGGAAAGATCTTGGAAGAGGACGAGCGCCGCAATGTCCAGGCCATTGAGTATTACCAGGAACGACTGAAACAGCTTCGTTCCGATAAGGTGACGGACAAAATGAATAAAGCTGGGATTGAGCAGCTCAACCAATTCCAGAGTCCCTACATGGGGATCATCTCGTCCGACTTTGATAAAAATCTATCTAACGTCAAGGAGATCGCTGACACGGAACGAAAACTGGAGACGTTGAAGAAGCTTGGCAATGACGAGGTGACACTCGTTAATGACGTTCAGATGCGCAAAGCCCAAGCGTTGGAATACTACTCCAAGCGGGCAAAACTGCTTCAACAGGAGCAGGCCAAGCTCCAGCTCGCTGCGGCAAGCTCCACTTTTGGCAGTCTTGCGGAGATGTCTGAGGTATTTGCAGGAAAGCAGTCCGGGCTCTACAAATCCATGTTCGCCGCATCGAAGGCGTTTGCAATTGCTGAATCGATTGTGAAGATTCAGCAAGGCATCGCTGCCGCCGCCTCGTTGCCATTTCCTGCCAATCTCCCTGCGATAGCTGCGGTAGCCGCTGCTACGGCAAACATCGTTTCTACTATCCAAGCCGTTCGATTGGAATTTGCCGGTGAGCGGGAAAAAGGCGGTCCGGTTTCCGCCAACAAGATGTATCTAGTTGGCGAGAAAGGCCCGGAGCCCTTCATTCCCTCCACAGGCGGGACCATCCTTCCGAATGACTTCTTGCAAAATGCGGGCCGTGCAAATGTCAGTGTGGTGGTCAACAACTACACGGACGCAACCGCAACAGTCACGGAGCGTAAGAACGGCAATGAAAAGATCTATGAGGTGCTTGTGCGCCGGGTGAAGGATGATCTCGGTTCTGAGATACAGGACGGCCGTGGGGGCGTGGCGCGTGCGCTAGAGCGTTCCTATAAACTGAAAAGGGGACGATGATCACTACTGTTGATATTGCATGGCCTGAAAGCACGGTCCCGCTTCCAACTTACGAAGTTTCTGGAAAACCTCGGAATGCTTCGATTGCTTCGGAAGCCTCCTCCCCCAGGATTGATCGCCGATCTCGTTTCACAGCGAGCTATGAACAACTGCAAGTGAATTGGGTTCTTAACGCTGCGCAGTTCACTGCATTTGAGGAATTCTTTTTGGACACACTTGGGAATGGAGTTTCCTGTTTCTCCATGGACCTCCGTTACCCTAAAACGTCGGAGCTGTCTTCTTGGCTGGTTCGTTTCGAGGGCGGTTATCAGACCACGAAGCTGGATGGACCCAGCCAAGTAGAGGCAACTCTTGTTCTTGTGCAACTGTTGGAGATAGCTGACGCTGCATCATGACTTGGCCTACGACACTTCCGGTTGCGCTGATCAAGCGCCGCTATGATTTGGATCCTCGCAATGTCCAAACGCTCATGGAGAGTGGCAGAGTGCGGACCCGAAGGACGTATGACATTCCCGTCAAAATGATCGATGTGACGTGGAACTTCACGCTAGATCAGTTTAATGAGTTTCGCTCGTTCTTCAACGATGATCTGGAAAACGGAACACTCACGTTTGATTGGGAAGAAGAGGGGTCCCTCGCCTTCTTCCCACCGTCTTACGAAGTAACCGGGACAGATGGTGTGTATTCAGTCCGGGCCAAATTGGAGGTTACGGCCCCCTACGACTCTGTTCCAGAGCTTCCAGATATTACCGTCATTTACGAAGACGAGTTGGACTCCAACGGCCTTCCCATCGTTGACGGAAACTGTCGATCCTATTTCTCGCTTCAATGGGACTATGTCGGCCGGGATGATCCTGGAATTATCCAAACTGCGTTGAGCAGTGATGGACCGTGGTTCGATTACATCACCCCAGTCCCAACCTTGGAGCAAGCCGCCACCCATCGGATGAAGGTGGACATTAACAATCAATTTAATGCCACCCGTTACTTCCGTGTTTGGTATTCTGGCCTGCCGGTCACTAAGACAGTCAATCCGCTTGCGTCGGTGGTCCCGTTGCCTGACTACGCCATAACTGAACTCACGGACGGAAGGCCGCTTCCCGTGATTGACGCGGCCAGTGGGATTTTCGTCCCATATTCCTATTTAGAAAATGGATTGATCTCCTCCACAGCGATCTATGTGGAGCCTTTGGCCCGGCTTGAGTGGAACAGCGCCACCACGGCCGGAACACAGATACTAAGCGTCACCAATGTCCCTGCGACGGGAACATACAAGTGGGCGGTGAATGGAGCAGACCCAACGATTGACACACGCAATCCGCGCTACAATGGCATCGACAACAATCTGGCATGCGGACGAGAAGACTTCGCCATGGTGCTTCGGATTCGTTGTTTTGATGGATCTTGCAAGTCCCCGGTGGCCTTGATCGCTATTGATAAGCGGCATGAACTTCGTCCGATCATCATTCCAGTTGCCTCTGGTGGTCCTGGGACATTTGTTGCTGGTGTCTGCGACCTCCCCAAAGATGGAGTTCTTTCCGGGTATGACTGTGATGCTGTCTTTGGTGGGGTTGGGGCACTGGACGATTTGACCATGTTGACAGCGTGTGGGAACAGTGACCCCACGCTAAGCAGCGGCGGAGACATTCTCTTCTACCAAACGGAAACCTCCACTCGCGGGCCGGATAGTTTCGGATTTTTGTCCCATCATGTCATTGCAACTCGTTTTCGAGCGGACAGCATTCAGCCATTGGCTCGTTACACGTCTCGGTGGGATCCCGTTCCTTTGGTTTGCGAGTATCTGGAGCAGTCCACCAACGTTTCAGCAGAGTCCAGCTTTGAATTACTGGCCACGCCAATCCTTGGAGGTGGGCTTGCTGGGGTCGGTGGATCGTTTGCAATGGCGGAGTCAGTATCAGCTAACTACATTTATTCAATTGTCTCTGGATACGTTTGCAATGATTCCGCCTTTCATCACATCACTTACTCACAGTGGGACTACCTGTTTTCCATTATCAATGAGGAGGGCGACCTTCCATTAGCCACGCCGCCTCCGGACCCATTGGTGGACGACACTGTCTATGGTGACGACTTTGAGGAATACTCCGATACGGATGATGTCGCTACGATCTCCATGGCGTCTGGATCTGGATGGGAAGCTGCATGGACGATTAATTCCGCACCGATTGTAGAAGGATTCGATTACTTTGAAGGAGACGGGATCGCGGAACATGACTATGCGGACGGAGCTGGGTGGTCCACG